CAACCTGCCGGTCAAGATCATAAGAATCAATACCAGGTCTAAACATACCCTGAACCAGCCCCATCGCATAATCTGTACCAGCATGTGTCAGGCCTGCTTGTGCTGAGTCTTTAAAACCTCTAAAGGGAACATTACCTAAAAAAGTACCAGTACCTTTCAACATAGCATCTATAGCCCCCGGGCTAAATACCTGACCAAACGGACTAGCATTTGCTATAGAACCAAGTGCCGCTGGCATAAACATACTAGCAAGAGCAGGAATAAAGTTTTTAGGTTTAACCATATTTTTAGCATAGTTCTTTAATCCTTTAAAAATACCACCCAAGAACATCTCAGGAAGACCTGTCTGAGGATTAAGCGTCATTAAACCGGTATTCTCTAAACGCTTAAGTTCAGGTCTAGTCATATGGACAAGTTCAGTATCCCCAAACCTACCTTTATTTGCTAGAAAGTTAGCTAACCCACTGTTGGGTTTTTGCCTATTAATATAATTTGCCATAGTTCTTTACCTGTTGTGGTTGAGCATAAAAGGATTGTGGTTGAGTACTTTGTGTATAAGCATTTTGTTGATTAGGTTGCATAGGTTTTATAGCACCCTGCATCTGTGTTGCTCCTAAGTTAGGTGGTATAGCTTGACCAGTATTAATCACATCTAAAAGGGTTGTTTGATCGTTAACTAAATCTCTGATACCTCCACCACCTTCAGCGTTTATAGGAAAATCTTTAAAGTCTGAATACTTTGATGAATTTGAAAGGAGGCCTTTCCATCTATCTTCATCTCTTAACCAATTATGATATGCCCCACGACTTCCCGTTTGAATATCATTTTGACCCTGGTACGGATTGTATCGTCTGGGATGATCGCCAGACCCAAGTATTTGATCAATTACATTAAATCTTCTAATAGGTTCCGCAGCGTATCTATTATATGGTAGCCCTGTAAAATAATCAGAACCTTCCTCACCTTCTAGTGCTGCTCTGCCGTGAGGAAAAGGATCAAGGGAATGTAGACCACCTTCCATGATTACATCGTGCTCCATACCAAGAGCATCAGCCGCATATTCTTTTGCCCAAGAATTCCAATTCTTTTTACGATTAAAATAATCCCTAGTGTTTTGATCTAAAGAATTATACCAATTAACTGGAGGGCGACCAGCAGAAGTATCAATATTTTGTCGGGTATAAGTTACTCTAGGTTCTTCAGGTACACCACCATTAGCTAGACTTATTAAACCACCTTCTTTATATAGATTTGTATGGTAACCACTGCGTTCTTCTAACGGTACTCGATAAGTTTCTGCTGGGTTTTCTATACCTAAATAAGAGATAAAATTACCCAAAGAAGGAAGCCCAAGAACATTAGTAGCACCTCCAAGTACCTCTGCCCCTTTAACAGGCTCTAGATTACTTAAAAAAGAGGCGATCATTCCTGGAATACCGCCAATTACTGGACCTATTAGTCCGGTTATAGCGGCCCCAGGATTCCAGCTGCCCGGTGGTGGTGCTTGTGCAATATCAGCGGCGGATCCTCTACCAAACCCAGTATATAGACCACCAAGAGTAAAACCGGGATAGGTTGAGCCCGGATCATCTTTCTCAAATCCCCTTGCAATTTGAGCTAAATAAGACCCTTGTCCCGGCGTACCCATATCGTGTCCTAATTTTTCCATAGCTGTCATATCATCAGGATCATAACCCCATCCATAGGCAGGAGTACCGTGGAAACCAAACTCATCTCCCGGTGGGGTCAGATTTATTAAAGAAGGTAACGCCGGTGTTCCATCATCATTATAATAACCAACCTTAAAATCCGTACCAGGGTCAAAAATAGGATCACCGAGTTGGGCCGCTTGATCCGCCTCAAATTCAGCAAAATCTTCAGCTTCAAAACTTTCAGCAGCCGCTTCATCTTCAGCACCTAGATCACCACCGCCATCATCACCGTCATAAAAACAATAATGATTTAATTCATATTCATTACAGAAATTTAATTTATTTATATCTCCGTAAAGAGGAATATCTAAAGATAAATCAAATGTATTTTTTATGTTTTTCATACCCTTATCCTAATTTAAGTCTTGCCAAGCTGTTGTACCACCCACACTAACATAACCTTTAAACTTCCCTGTACTAGCTACATAAGCTACATCTCCTGCATTAGGTCTACCTATATCTGTTATCGTTACAACACTATAGATATTTGTAGATGGTGTTGCATCTACCTGTGTATCTCTTGTATTCAATTCTAAAATTAGTTCCGATACCCATTGTTGAAATATTCCATAAACATTTTTTAATTCATCTGAATCAAGTCGGACGAACGAAGATAATTCAGGATACCTAGCCATTATCTAAGTCCGTCCTCTTGTAAAGAAAGCCTTAAAGAGCCATACCGCCACTCTGTTCCTTGATCACCAGAAGATACCCTAACGAGTGCTTGCCTTCCTCTTGCCCTTAAATCAACCTTCTTTGTAGTAGGTGCAATTGTAAATGGTCCTTTTGTAACCATATCATTGACAGGAAAATTTTGAGCCTTAACTGTAAATCCTAAGTTACCATTAACTAAAACAAAATCAGGAATTAAACGATCAATAAATAACATATCATTACCATCTTCAATATCGAATGGGGCAGATTCTATATAAGATACTTGTGCTGCTCCATCCGCTGTATATAAATTAGCAGGCTCATTATCATATAAAAATGAAGTATCGCTTGTCGTAAGAGTATTATTAAAGATATCTTTATCTTCGAAAGTTGTCCAAGTATTAGTTCCTATTGTCCATGTCTTCTCAACAGGATTAAATAAAACATATCGATCACAATGTACTGAATTTTTAGAAGGATATAACCATATAATCTCATTAAATTCAGAGTTGGTAGAAGCGTAAACCTTACCACCTTCTTCCTGATTAAAATCATCAAATATATAACGCCTAACAGTACAATCTAATACCTTTACAGTCCCATCAAAAACATAAAAATTATCATCTCCCATCCAAAAGGACATACTGTTAAAAGCTACTGCTGAATGATTGCCAATTGATCCGCAATTACTTCCCTGTTGTTGGAATCTAAATACAAAAGGAGGACCGACAAATGTCATTAACCATAAAGAATTATCTGTCCAGATATTAATAGCGTTTCTAGATCGAATTGCACCTCTTATTTCCGTACCATCTGTAAGAATATTTTCTCCAGAAGTAGTAGAGATAGAAGGTGTAAAGTCATTATAATTATTTTGATCAGACCACCTAACCAGCATAGGGTTATAAACCCCTGTTCCAAACTCAGTAGACCCAAAAGATATTAGATGTCTATCATTTGGAGAAACTAAAATATAATTATTAATAGTGGGTGAAGCACTAACAAACGCTGCTCTCGGCGCAGCATCTAAAATAGTATTATCCCAATAATAAATCCTTCCTCCCCTTCGACAGGCTATTAAGTCTTCTCCATAAGTATCTAATGACCATTGAGTAGCTCTATTAATAATTGTAGAGCTATCAGCAGGATCATTCCATCCTCTTTCCCCTGTTGCTGAAACACCAGCATTATATATATTTGCACCGTATCCCAAGCCCGGCATATTTACATTACTACCCGTAGGTAATAGATATTTACAAGTTGCTGTACCTACTCTATTTTGAGTTGCGTTACAAGCAACTGTAACTTGAAAATGGAATCTGTTTGTATTTATAACTGATACTGAAAAAGTTTTTCCACTTAAATCTTGATTACCTCCTATTGTTGTAGTAGAAGAAGTAAATGTTACAAAATCACCTGTAACAGCCCCATGCACAGAAATAGAAGCAATAACAGTTGTCTCTGCATTAACAGTATAAAAGCCGTTATTACTTCCATCAACAGTTGTTACTGCTGAAGTATTAAATGTTTCAGATTTAATGGGGGTAATATCAATAGCTGTATTATTATTATACTCATAGAGTTTCTTCTCTGTACCCCAAGCTGCAAATTTATATGTATCATTATTAGACCAAGAAATTAAGTCTATAGCGGTACCATCAAAAGCAGATGAAACTCTTTTAGAATAACCTCTTAAATTTTCAGGCCGTCCTTGCCTAAATCTAATTTTATCACCGTCATACCAGTAACCTTCTTCGGCATATTCCGTAGATTCTCGGTTAATTCCCGGCTTAAAATTTAGTTTAATAAGTCTAGATGCTGTTGACATTTAACTGGACGCCTTAAAATCTGCTAGAAAAACTACATCAATTTCTGTAGCCGATCTAACGTTATATACTAGTAAATCAACCGCATTAGCATCGGTCGTTAATGTTGGAGATGTACCACCAGCATATCTAAAATTAGACGGATAAGTTAATGTACGGCTTCCTGTCCCATCTTGGATTACATATACTTGGCCTGTTTGTCCGACAGTTGGATTAGTAGGATTACTGATTGCTCTATTACCAGCTAAAGTAACAATAAAATTATTACCTAAGTTTAAATCGATAGCTATTGAAGCAGCATCAGTTAAAGTTACTTGGGTCATAATACCTCTTGTAACAGAGGCATTTACTATTTCAGCGGCAGATACACTTACCCTATCAGCATAACCTTGAGTTACCCTTAAATCTGCTATAGAAACACTAGTATTAAAACTAGTTGCAGAAGTAAAGCTAGATAAATCAGTGAAAGTATTTATAGCTGTAAAAGTATTTGCAACCGCTAATCTTGCATATGTTGTATCTAAATTAAAACCAGCCTCATTTAAACACCAAACCGATACACCATCACAAAACACTACAGTCTTTTCTGTGAGAGCAACAATCTTACCGCTTCCACTGTTTGTCTTGAGTGTTAATACAGCATCATTCTCTCTTGTCGTTCTATCATTTATAACATAAAATTTATCTTTGTCAGGTATAATAATGTTAGTCGCAGCAGATACAGTTCCAACAAATTCTAAAATAGCAGACCTAGCTTGATCTGTGCTTCCATTAGCTACAGTCAATGTTATATTACCAGAACTACAAGAAACTGTAGTATAAGCAGTAATAGCTTCGTCAATCATAGAAACAACTTGGGTATTCAGCACTGTACCCCAGCTATTTGGATTGTCTCCATCACCTTGCTTAGTTAATCTAATGTTTGTACTAAAAGTGCTTGCCATTTTATATTCCTTACTAGTAGGTAGTTTCTTTTTCTGTTGCTGATCTTCCTACAACAATCAAATAACCAATTGTGTCATCCTCTTTTAAAGTAGAGGCAGATAAAATTAAGGATGGTACTTTATTGTAGTCCATATAATTACTTATAATTTTTTGTACTCTTAGTGTTATAGGTGGATTAAATATAACACATTTTCTCTGTATTAGTTTAATTTGTAAAGATTCTTTTAAAAGAAATTCTGTGTGAGAATCAGCATAAGCTATATCTAAAATATCTTTTTCTGTTTCACATAGTACATTGGTACTAATTTGATCCCCTACTTTCCATACAGTTTCTGAGTTAACCCTTGTCCAACTAAAAATAAATACAGAAAGGAAAACAGCTAAGAATACCAATACTTTATTTTTTATATTAGCTATTCTCATTATTATGTCCAGCTTCCATTTATTGTACCATTATTTGTAACTGCTATAGTTGCACCACCTCTTACTAAAGCATTACCGGCTGCACCACCACTACCAGGTGCTGTTACGTTACATAAAGCAGAACCAGCCCCATAAGAACCATTTGCACCTGGTTGTCCTACACTACCTGGCGCACCAGGAGAGCCAGCATAGGATGGACCGCTACAATATCCACCTTCACCATCATCAATAAAAGTTTCTCTTACGCCATCCCCACCTCCACCACCACCTCCTCCACTTATTATACCAGTAGTAGAGTTAATTATACTGTGTGTAGCAGACCCACCAGTTAAAGTTTCAAAGAAAAGACCATCCCCACCTGTTCCACCATTACCACCTGAGCCACTCGGACCATCACCTTCTTCACCTTCAATATTACCATTGTTAGTAATAGCTAGAGTAGTGTTAGCGTTTAATACTCCAGTTCTTAGTGCTGGATATGCTGTATCAGTAGAAGTAACATCAATTCCTTGATCTATTATTAACGTAATTGTAATATCTTCACCTGCTGAGTTATTATAACCTAAAGCAGTAGCCGCAGTTAAGACATTGTAATCTTGAGTATTAGAACTAATAGTAATACTAAGGTCTCCTGTACTAGAAGAACTAGCTGCCGCTAATAATATGTTACCTCCAAATGCCATTTAATTATCTCTAATTAGTTACCTGTTCATTTGAATCTATATCTTCAATTAGCTTATTAGTAAAGAATTCTGAAGACGCAATTACTTGATCCATTTGAAATTGTATGTTATTTCTTTTATCTTGAAGGTCTTTTAATTGTAGAACCATATATTGCTGATCACGGTTTAGATCAGTTTCATTATACTGCTTATCATTAATAGTAATAACATTTTCTTGTTTTTGTTCTTGTTCTTGTATCATTACTTATTATCCTTTCCTTTTCCTGATAAATATTTTGGAACATTATCATTCGGTAACTTATTAAAAATTTTAAAATATATATAATTAAAAAATTTATCTAGTTGTTCCATATTATTTATACTCTATTTATTTTATCATAATTAACTACCAGCAGCAATAGCATCATCAAACGGTGTCATATCTTCGTCAGTCCAAAAGTCCCATTCCTTTGCGATTTTAAGATGGGTCACATTCCGCTCCAAAACTTTTGGATCATTGGAATAATCGTCAGGATCAGCGACTACCTTATTAATAAGATCGACACTATCCATTGCAGCAGAGTAGTGCTGTGCAATTTTTTCTGCTGTTTTTTCAGCCATTTAGTTTCTCCTTTAATTCTTCTACTTGTTGTGAAAGCTCTTGTACCGCCTTAACTAATACAGGTACGAGTTTTCCATAAGAGGCTTCGAGTTTATCAGGATTATCTTTAAGAACAAGTTTCATATATTCTTCAGCACCAGCATCTTGTTGTGTTTTATCAAGGTCTTGTGCAATGAACCCTGCTTCTTTAATGCCAACCTTTGCACCATCTCGCATGTTCCAAGTAAATTTAACAGGATTCAAATCATTGATAAAATCAAGACCAACAGGCAATTCTTCAATGTCTTTTTTATCTCTACGATCAGAGAGTGCGGAAATGGTTTGTACTTGGCAGCGTAGAGTGGCAATCGAACTATTACCTAGAGTGACTTGATTCTCTACAGAATTAGTAGTAGTGGTTGCGTCATAACCTAATGTCAGACAATTTGCATTTGTTTTACAGGTTTTACCTGCGTTCTCACCAAGAGCAGTGTTATAACTTCCTGTAGTATGGTCAAATTGAGCATGTCTGCCAATAAATGTATTAGAACCGCCTGTTGTAATTTCTCTACCGGCATAGTAGCCTAAACAAGTATTATAGCCTCCGGTAGTAATAAGTTGACCGGAGTAATCTCCTACAAAAGTATTGTGGCTGTA